CCGCTTTTTCTAAAACTATAGTAATTCCTGGCAATGATACTAATAATAAGTTATTCGGTCATATATTCAAGTTCGGCTCTGCCAATGCTTACAATCAAGGACAGCCGAACGTGGGTTACAACTTCAATGCAGCCAAGTCAGCATCATGTTACATCTATGTAGATAAGATTCAAATATTTAAAGGGGTTCTGAGGCTCTTGGAGATCATCATTGATGGCGAGAAGATAGAGTATGAATGTGCTGTCTTTGGTGAGTTGGGTGGATTCATTTCTGCTTTAGGCAATAACAAGATAGAGGATATTGATTTCGGTATAGCTAATCAGAATTGGAATGAATTAACCATTGCCGATTCTTGGAATAACGTGAGCGGTGGAGGGGTTTATTATCCATTGATTGATTACGGGCAGGTCAGTACAAATAAAGCGGACTGGGATTTCAAAGCCTTTAAACCTGCTTTGTATGTCAAGCAATACATGGACAAAATAATAACTGGGTCAGGTTATACCTATACTTCTACCTTCTTTGATAGTAATTTATTCAAAAGGCTTATCATCCCTTCCAATGCTACAACTTTAACAACTGACAGCAGCAATGCCTTTTATTCTACGGCTAATGTAGCAAGTTATTCAACTGATCAATATCCTGATTTTACAGTTACTACAGCCGGTAATTTTACTTTAGTAGGGAATGCATATCGTTATAACGGAGCATCCGCTTTGTCTTGTACTATTAATTTGAGGCTTGATGGTGAGTTTACTGATATCTTCCCAGACCCTGCACCTACGACAGATATAACAGTTTCTTTGCAGGTTAATGGTACAGATGTGCAATCGCAGGTATTTACAAACTATTTTGAGCCTCAAGGCTTCTATGTAGATTTTAGTTATACAACGACATTAAATACAAATGATACTATAAACGCATATATAACATCGGCAGCCAATACATACGATATTGATGAAGGTGCTTTGTGGGTTGTAAGTGCATCAATTGGGCAAGTACCTATCAATTACAATGAGCCGATTATCATTAACAATACAATCCCGAAAGGTATCTTCCAGAGGGATTTCTTTGCTTCTATTGTTAAAATGTTTAATCTTTATGTTACAGAGGACAAGGATAAGCCAAAGCATCTGAACATAGAGCCTTACATTGACTACTACGATACGGCAGGAACTAAATTGGACTGGACATACAAGGTTGATCATAGCAAAGTTATCAGGCTTAAACCCATGTCTGAACTGAATGGCAGGTACTTTGAATTTAAATACAAGTCAGACGTTGATTACTACAATGAGCAGTATTTTAAAAAGTACGCTCAATCCTATGGGGATTTTATAGAAGATACTGGTTTTCAGTTCGCGAACGACAAACAAACCGCTGAACTGATATTTGCATCTACTCCATTGGTAGGCTACACAGGGGAGGATAAGGTTTATAGCACTATACTAAAGCTATCCAATACCAATGTAGAAGATAAGACAGAGCATACCATCCGAATACTCCAGGCTAAAAAGATAACAGGGGTAACTTCCTATGCAATCAAGAACGGAGCGACTACCTTAACGAATAAAACCGATTATGGATATGCTGGGCATTTGAATGATCCTGATAACCCGACAGCAGATATTAACTTTGGCGCACCTAAAGAATTGTTCTTCGTTCTTGCAACTGCTTACCCTTCTGCTAATCTTTACAATGGGTACTGGTCAGAGAATGTTGCAGAGATAACAGATAAAGACAGCAAACTGCTTACCTGTAATGTTCTGTTAAAAGAATCCGACATTTTTGGTTTAGATTTTAGCAAACTGATATATATAAATGGCAGCCTTTGGAGAATCAATAAGATAATGGACTACAATCCAATGAATTACGATACTACAAAGGTTGAATTTTTAAAAGTGATTGAATTAACATACGCATAAGATGGCACAGGAAATAGTAGGTGTTAAGATAGAAGTTGAAAGTAATGCAGGGAAATCAATTGCATCATTAAAATCTGAATTAAGAGAAGCGCAGAATGATGTGATAAAACTATCGCAAAAGTTTGGTGCTACATCAAAAGAGGCGATTGAAGCAGCGAAAAGGGCAGCACAGCTAAAGGATTCCATCGGAGATGCCAAAGCCTTGATAGATGCATTCAATCCTGATGCTAAATTTAAAGCATTTAGTCAAACACTTACAGCAGTAGTAGGTGGTTTTACGGCTGTGCAGGGTGCGTTAGCTTTATTAGGTAAAGAGGGAGATGATGTACAGAAAACGCTTTTGAAAGTACAATCTGCTTTAGCAATATCTCAAGGTATTGAACAATTGGGTGGATTAGGTGATGCTTTCAAAAATATAAAGGCTGTAGCTGTTAATGCATTCAATGGTATTAAGGCTGCAATAGGAAGCACAGGTATTGGAGCATTGGTTATTGCGGTGGGTTTGCTGATAGCGAATTTTGATGAAGTTAAGAAGGTAGTATTAAAGCTATTTCCAGGTCTTGAGAAATTGGGTTCATTTGTTAGCAACCTTGTAACTAAATTCACTGATTTTGTAGGTATAACTTCACAGGCAGAAAGGAATCTTGATGCTCTTGAAAAAAAGACAAAGAGAGGAAATGAAGAAATACAGAATAGAATAAAGGTACTACAGACTCAAGGTGGTAAAGAAAAAGAAGTTTATCAGTTAAGCAAGAAACTGGCTGATGATGAATTAACCTTTTTAAGAGAAAAGTTAAAAACCAAAGGCAAGTTATCAGAAGAAGAACTAAAACAATTTAGGGATTTAAAGAATCAAAAGGAAGTCCTTAATGCATCTGAACAAAAGAGGCTGAATGATATTGATGAGCAAAATGCAAAAAGGGCTGAAGAAAGAAGAAAGAAAACAATTGAGGATGAAAAGGCTGCAAGGGAAAAACTATATGCAGAAGAAGATAAAGCTACTCAAAGCAGAAGTGCAGCAAGATTAAAAAATAAAAAAGATGAGGATAGAGAAGAACTTAAAGGTAAAACTGCTTTAAACAATTCTTTAGTTGAAATAGATACAAGCAAAGCAACAAAAGATATTAATAATCTTTACGCTCAAGGTGAGGCGAAAAAGAAATTAGCTGAATCAGAAATCGCACTTGCCAAAGCTAAATCTGAAGCAGAGATAGGGTATGCTCAAATGTCTTTGAATATTGTAGCAGGGTTGATTGACCAAAATAGTGCAGCAGGAAAAGCAATAGCCATAACTCAAGCAATTATCAATACTTATCAAGGTGCATCAAAGGCAATTGCTCAGGGCGGTATATTTGGACCAGTTGCAGCAGCAGCGACTATTGCAGCAGGTCTTATTCAAGTACAGAAGATTGTAAGTACTAAAATACCTTCAGCAAGTGGCAGTGGTTCTGTTGGCGGTTCGGGTGCAGCAAGCGGATTGACTACTGCATCAGCACCAATATCTCCGAATGCTCCGATACAGAATACAGTCACTCAGTTAAATCAATCATCTATAAATCAATTAGGTTCAGCTACTTCCAGAGCCTATGTATTGGAAAGCGATGTAACTAACTCTCAAGAAAAAATAACAAGAATAAACAGAGCTGCAAGGCTTGGATAAATTTAACAATATGGAAAAGAAATTACCGATTTTCAATTTAGAGATAACGAATGAAGATGATTCTGATGTAGAGGTGGACTTCGTGGCATTGGTAGATAGACCTGCCATTGAAAGGCAGTTCCTTGCCTTTGCTGAAGATTCCTATAATGACTACCCAGAGGCTGCGGTAAATAATGCAAAAAGAGCATTGAAATGGGCAGAGGAAAACGGATGGGGTGATTGTGGTGAGGCTACAGGAAAATTGAGAGCTAACCAAATCGCAAATAAAGAAAATCTCACGAGGGATACGATAGCAAGAATTAGCGGTTTCCGTAGGCATCAGCAGAATAAAGATGTGCCATATTCTGAAGGCTGTGGCGGTCTTATGTGGGATGCTTGGGGTGGGGATGCTATGATTGATTGGGCAGAACGCAAATTGAGGCAAATTGAAAGACAATCCTTTGCTATTCAAGATGAAGAAGAAAGAGTAATTTCTGGTCCTTTGATGTTAGCCGATACTCCGATTTATCGCAATGATCAAAACGGGGAGTATTATGTACAATTTAGTAAAGACACCATTAAGCAGATTGCTCAAAAGTTTTTTAGGAAAGGCTATCAGCAGAATGTTAATTTGATGCATGACAGCGGAAGCATTGTTAATGGCTTGACCATGTTTGAATCTTGGATAACCGATAGCAAAAGAGGTATTAAATCAATGACTGGCTTTGAAGATGTACCTGATGGTTCTTGGTTCGGTTCATTCAAGGTAGAGAATGATGATGTATGGAAACTGATAAAAGACGGAAAAGTTAAAGGATTCTCTGTTGAAGGGGTATTTAATTACCGAAAAACGGGAGATAAAAAGTATGAAGCTATGTGGCAGGAGATAGTTAAAATCTTGGAGCAGGTCAGCTAACCCATACAAGTGATAAATATAAAGAAGGCTTAGGTAACCCCTGAGCCTTTTCTATTTTGCCTATAGTCAAATACTTATCTACTTATGGCTAAAATCGTTTTATGACTCCATTGGAAGCTATACAAAAGATTCAGCAGATGTTCTCTCAACAAGGTATGCTACCTGTTGCAGAAGCACCTGCGTCACAAATGGCAGAGGAATCTGCCGAACCTATTGAATCCGTTAAAGAGTACGTTTTAGTATCTGGTCAGAAGGTTCTGATTGACAACCTTGCTCTTGGCGGTAAAGTTTCTCTTGTTGATGAAGCAGGTCAGCAATCTCCTGCTCCTGCCGGTGAGCATCAGCTTGCCGATGGTACAAAGGTTGTAGTAGATGAAGCAGGGGTTATTCTTGAACTTGAACTGCCAGAAGCAGATAAGGTTGAAGAAGAAGTACTGCCAGAAGCACCTGCTGAGCCTTCTGCTGAAGAATTGATGAAGAAGAAGATTGAAGAAATGCAGAAGCAACTTGATGAAATCAAAATGTCTTATGACGCTAAACTTGCACAGCAAGAAGCAAGATTCAGCAAAGGTATCAGTGATTTATCAGATGTTTTAGTTCAATTGATGAATACTCCATCTGCTGAAGCAACAGAGCAACCAAAAGATAAGTTTAACGTTCACGTAGAAAGCAAAGATGCGAAGCTGGAAAGGTTTCTGCAATTTGCTAAATCAATAAAGTAAAATTTTTTCAAACAATAAAAAACAAATAAAATGGGATTTTCAGTTGGAACATTGAATGCCTATACTAAAGAAAACGAAGCACTGCTTGTTGCTTCTTCCGTATTGGGTAGCAAAACTGCCTCCTTGATTAAGGATAAAGGCAACGTAATGGTAGGCGTAAAATCTGCCGAGACCATCAACATCATGGACACAGATGCTATCTTCCAAGATGGTTCATCTTGTGGATTCACTGCTTCTGGTTCTACCTCTTTCACTCAGAGGACTGTAACCGTAGGCAAGATCAAGGTAAACGAAGCACTTTGCTTGAAAGACCTTGAGGCTAAGTACTTGCAGAAGGCTCTCCCTGCCGGTTCTACTTATGATAGCATGGTTTACTCTGAAGAGTATTCCAAGCGTAAAGCAGAAAAGATTGCAGAGCAATTGGAGAAAACTTTGTGGCAAGGTTCTACTGCTTCAGTAGATGTTAACCTCAATAAGTTTCAAGGTATCACTACTTTGATTACTTCCGCAGGTGCTTCAGTTGTAAACGCTAACTCTGTAGCATATCATGGTTCTGTAGAGACATCAATTACTGATGCTAACGTAATCAGCATTTTTGATGATATCTACAAGGCTATACCTGCTCAAGTAGTAGATAAGGATGACATGGCTATCTTCTGCGGTATGGATGTTTTCAGAACTTACACTGTTAAGTTGAAAACCTCTAATCTTTACCATTATCAGTATGACGGAAAGGCTAATGGTGAGTTCTATCTTCCAGGCACTAACGTAAAGGTAATTGCTGTTCAAGGTTTGAATGGTAGCGGTAAGATTGTAGCTGCAAGAATCAGTAACTTCTTCATCGGTACTGATCTTCTGAACGAAGAAGAAAGATTTGAAATCTTCTACGCAAAAGAGGCTGACCAGGTTCGTTTCGTATCTGAGTTCAAGATGGGTGTAAACTTCGCCTTCCCTGACGAGATCGTTAAGTTCTTTGTCTAAGATTTAAGAAATAAGACGGGGGAATAA